CTTATCAGGCGATTTACGATTCCGTGATGGCCGGTTCAAACACTAACCGGCTAGCGACCGGCAACGCATCTGGCACGGTCGGGTTTGGAGAAAAAGAAAGAGTACCGGGCTATCACACGTCTGACGCTGGGGGCGAACGATATGGCCTTGAAAGCGGGCCAAAGGACAAGGCATGGCATGACGCGATGGTCGCGTCCATCGCAGGACAGATGGACGTCGCCATGCTGCCACCCGCGCCGTTCGCGGAGGGCGGCACCGTAGTTCCAGATATCGCTTTACCGGGCAGACCGGGCGCCGCTAAATCGGCATCCGAAGCGCTCGCTGGGTCATCTATACGAGAGCATATCGGCACATGGGCGAGTAGCGTATCGAGCTATCTGAGCAACACCTACAATATTATTGGGAGCGAAACGGCAAAGGCCGCAGGCGTGGCGGCCGGTGCCAAGAGCTTCGGCGAATCTTTCGGAGCGTCGCTCGCGTTGGGCGCTGGGAGCGAACTAGAAGCCAGAAGAATCGCTGCCAACCTTGTCGGGGCGAAAGACAAGGCGATTTCGGAAGTGCTGCATTCGACGGTTAGTCCGGCACTGGCCGAAGGTCTGGGGGTGTCGCAAGAAACCGCCAATTTGCCGGTGGACGTTGCGCAGAGTCTGCTCGTTCCCGGTGCGGCGCGGCACATTAGTTCAATGGCTGCTCACGCTCAGACCGCCTACGGCGTCGCCAAAAATGTGCATGACTATTTGCAAGGTAAGCGCGGCGTTGAAAGTGGCGAAGTTCACGGCACCGGCAAGGTCAAGGTCAACATTCCAGAATCGCAAGTTGGAAATATCGGTGCGTTGCTAAAGCCGATACCGATCAATCGGCAAACGCAAATGGAACCGGCAGCGTCGATGTAGTGCCATGGATATCAGAGCAATTCCGAATACAGCGTGGCGCAACGATTGGGTGCCAGCATCTTTTCGCGGTCAATACTTTCATTGTGCATTGAATGCCACGCAAGGTGGCCAGCGCGTTGTAACTCACGAATTTCCAAAAAAGGATTATCCATACGCGGAAAAGATGGGGCGCCGCGCGATGGAGTTCACGATCCGGGGCTATATCATCGCATATCCACACAACACCGTAGGCGATCCGTTGAAGCAGCGCGACTACCGCATAGCTCGCGACGCACTCAAGCAAGTGCTTGATCAAGGCAATGAGGGCCTTCTTCAATTGAATTTCCAGCAACCGATGGTCGTTGTTTGTTCAAGATATTCGCTAACTGAGGACGATAAGCTCGGCGGTTATTGCACGTTCGACATGACGTTCATCGAACTTGGTAGCTCGCCGTTACTGTATACGCCAGACACGCAGACGGCTGTGATCGATCAATCGCAAGACGTTAGGTGGCAGGCACTCAATGCTGGCAATGAACTCGGAATGACGCCAGCCGAAAAAGCTCAGTATCAAGCCGCGATTAATAGTGGGTCATCGAATGCGGTAGCAAAAGTGTGGAGTCAAGTGTTGGCCGCGCATAATCCCGCAAATCAAGTTGCTCCAACTAATCCATGAACAATCCCGATGCCAACGAAGCTCTGCCGATTGTCCAAAGTATACTGGACGATCTTCTATGGCTTGTGCCGGTGCAGGGACTCGCTGGCTCGGCGGCGCGGACTACAATCGGCGACACCAAGACAAATGCGTATGCCTATCTGCGGGCCGATCTGATTTTGCCGCCGCTCGATCTGTGCTTTCAGCAAGTCAGGGAATCAATAGCGCTCGATTTGGACAAGGCGCTTCCGCAGTTTGAGCAAGTGCGCCGGAACGCGCAGGCGAAGACTGCTGAGACAGTTGGCGGAATTATGATTCGTGACAATGCGATTGTGCTCTGCCTCGCAGCAGAAGCACAAATCATTGCCGCGATGACTTTCATCAGCCGGGAACAAGTAGTGCGTATCCGCAAAGCGTCGTATCCAGCGTTCTGCTATTCGGAAGAGGCTGCGGCCGATAGCATGGACCAGATGGGTTATCAAGCCATCGTGTCACTCCACGCAGCGGTGACGAATCATCTGGTGACGACGGCTTTTCCACTACCGCGCGTTCTTAGCTACCGCTTTGCTCATCCGTTCCCGAGTTTGGTGATGGCGCAGAAGCTTTATCAAGACCCGAGCCGTGCCGACGAAATGCGCGACGGGAATAGTGTGGTGCATCCGGCGTTCATGCCGGTGCTCGGCTCAGCGTTGTCGAAGTGACCTATGACCGATTTCAATCCGCAAGAAGAGGCAGTTCTTACTGTCAATGGCATAGACTACAAGGATTGGGAGACGGTGTGGGTTCAACATCGCTTGGCGGATGCATTCTCCTATTTCAGATTCACGGCGGTCGAGCGCGATCCGGTTGATTTGAATGCTGTTCCATATTCAGGATATTTGGGCAACGACAGTATGTGGTCGCGGGTGCAATTCGCTCCCGGCAATAAGGTGTTCATTACGCTCGGCGGCTTTGAAGCCATGAACGGGACCATCAATACGCGACAGGTCGCGTACAACGCGACCTCACACCGTGTGGAGTTGATTGGTAAAAGCTTTACGTCATGGGGCTACAAATCGAGCGTCGATACGCCGACCGGCAGTTTCGACGGACAGAATTTTGAACAAATAGCGCGGGCAGTTCTGGCTGGATACGAGGGCCAAATTATTGTAGTAGGCAATCTCGATGCGACGCCGTTCAAAAAAATGCAGAATCAACCCGGAGAAACAATCTGGGATTTTTTGGAGCGATTGGCGCGTGAAAAAGGCGTTATTCTTGGCTCCGATCACAAGGGAAATTACTTGCTGATCGGCGATCACACGGCGCCAATTGTTCATGAACTAATTGAAGGTCAGAATATAAAACAGGCGCAGTTCATTTTTCACATCGATGATAAATATATAAACTACGACGTGACGTCGCAAACGAGCGGTGACGATTCGCAAAATGGGTCTAAGGCGACCGAAATGCGTGCTCGGGCCGACGGCAAGTATGCGCCTCTAAAGAGCCTGTTGATAACGCCAGCAACGCACCCGGCGGCCTCGATAGAAGAGGTCAAAAAGCAGGCCGACAACGAAGCGCTTTGGCATGAGGGCACTATCGTTAGCGCAACGATAACGGTTCAGGGTTGGCTGCGCGGCGGCACAGACTTGTGGCGCGTTGGAGATAACGTGTTCGTCAAGTCGCCAATGGCTCCGGTCAATCAAACGATGAAAATTCAAAATGCGACATTCACTCAGGACAATCAGACCGGCACTCAGACGCAGCTTGAACTGGTGATGCCGTGGCTGCTGAAGGATAAGGGCGTCTACAACGTGAACGATACGACAGCGCCTGCACCATCGCAGACGGTTCCGTCTCCAGCGCCTACGGCACCCGCTCCTACGCCGCCCGCATCATCACGAACACCGCCAACCTTCGGACGAGGATCGTAGTCATGCATCGCGCAACACCGCTTAACTCTTCATTTCGTGGCTATGTCTCCGGGGGCTCGCGCGGCACCGTTGATACGATTAACGACAACTCTCTGATGCAGGAGCACGCTGGCAATCAGATGCACAGCGAAACACGCGATGCCGTCGAGAGTCCGCAGAACTACGGGTTCACCAGCGTATGTATGCCAGCCGACAAGGGGTCGGATGGAAAGATGATCGCAAGCGCGGAACAGCAGATGAGTTATAGCGGCGGGAATCGCAGCTTCCCGGTCGCTGGTAACATGGACGACCGGCGGCACCGATTGCGCGGCTTATCGAGCGGCGATTCGGCGATGCACCGGACCAATAGTGACGACCAGCAATTCCATCTGACCGGCGGCGGCAATTACAATTCCGCGCCAACCAGCAAGGTGATCCGAAGCCAACTCGTACCATCGGGGAGCGGAAAGGCGAACCCTCCGCAACAGCAATCGCAAGCTAGCCCAACTCAACAAAGTGTATACGCGGCTGGCGCTGCGAAACACGGAGTCAATTTAGCGCGCCTATGGGCCGGGTTAGAACCAAAACTACAAGCGCAATTAGATGCAGAAGTGAGGCGATTGGAGCGCGGCAGCGCTCCATCAGTCGCGCCGCGCGCCGGGAATGGCAGCAGCGGTGCAAGCAATGGCGGCGGCAGCCAAGACCCCGGCCAAAGCCTGAAGACCGGCCAGCAGGCTGTCGCTGGGGCCGGTCAAGATTCAAAGAATTTCATTCATCTCGACCAAAACGAAACGTCGATGCGCGGCAAGCAAACGCAACTCTCGTTGGAAGATCGAAAGGAAGCCTATCACCACGTCGTTGGAAAAGAGGACTACTGCGGCGGCAAAAAGGGCAAGGACAAGTTCGGTAAGATCATCACGACTGCGGGAATATCTGACAACTCATATGCTCGGATCGAGGAAGGATAATGGCCTCAATCGTTCCAGATGTCAGGCTTAAAGAAAACGTCGCCTTTCCGAAGTATTCGGTCGAGGTCGATTGGCTGCTGCTCGATACTGGTTTGCTGGATGATAGCAAGGCACTCGCCAGCGCAATCATCGTAGCGCTCGGCACTGATGCGCTGGCTGACGCAGACGATGTGCTGCCTGATCCAGACTCTACCGACCGTCGCGGTTGGTGGGGCGACATGGACGCGGATGTGCTCTGGGGAGGGTGGAATATCGGTTCGAAGCTTTGGTTGCTGGAGCGTGCCAAAATCTTGAGCACTGAAGCGCCGCAGGGGGCGACGACTACGCTCGTTAAGAATTACATATACATGGCCCTTGAGCCGTTCGTTCAGCGTCGCGTTTGCTCATCGTTCGATGTGTGGGTTACGCGCGTTGACGATCAGCGTATTGATGCGCTGATCAGGATTTATCGCGGACCGCTCCCCGGCATAGATTTGCGCTATCAGGTTCTGTGGCAAGAACTCACCGGCATCCAAGACTCAACAACATTTTAGCGGACAGCCAATGCCTTGGAGTACGCCCACACTTCGGGACACGCGGGCGCTTGTGCGCGATGGCATTAGAGCCATCTTGCCCACGGCTGACGCGAGTGTGCCAAACAGTATTTTGCGAGTCCTATCGGATGCGATGGGAGCGCTTGCGCATCTTACACTTCAGTACATCGATTGGCTTGCGAAGCAACTTTTGCCGGACACGGCGGAAACGATCTGGCTCGACCGCCATGCGGATATCTGGC